AAACTGTTTATCATCTGCCACACCTTTTACGCGACTATAGCTCAGTTGGTTAGAGCACCACCTTGACATGGTGGGGGTCACTGGTTCGAGTCCAGCTAGTCGCACCACCTATCAAAGCCAGTAAATTTCTACTGGCTTTTTCTTTTACTAAAATTCACTTCAAAAATCAATCACTTATACACAATTAATTCAACCAATCACTAAAATTCCAAGTCTCAAATATTGCCAACTTTTAGTTATTTTTATATATTTTTAGTCATTGATTACGCCAAAATTACGCAAAATTTTGTGCGATTACGCCAATTAAAAGTGTGAGGTGATATATGGCTACGATGCGGAAACGTGGCGACAAATGGCGAGTAGAGATTTATAAAAACGGAATTAGAAAATCTAAAACTTGTAAAACAAAGGCAGAAGCCACTCAATGGGCTTTAGAAGAGGAAAAGAAATTAGAGCTACAAGAACAAAGGTTGCAACCTGAAACAGTCTTAGCGGACGTTGTAGAGCGTTATTTGAAAGAAATTACGCCAACTAAGCGAGGAATACGCCACGAAACTTTGAGATTGAATAAATTTGCTAGACATCCGATTTGTAATAAGTTTATCGGTGATGTTACAAGAAAGGATTTTGAGTTATGGATAGCCGAAAGAGAAAAAGAAGTTAGTGGTGAGAGTATTAGACGAGAATTATCCACCATCAGAAATATTTTTAACGTTGCGGTCGAGCGTTGGAATTATATTGAGAAAAATCCAATGATAGGCTTAGTTTTACCAAAAGGAAGTGAGCCAAGAACTCAACGATACTCAGATGATGAAATAGAAAGAATACTCTACGTTAGCGGTTATAACGATACGCTCAAGACAATTAGAGCAAGAAGTGGCGCTGCTATGTTATTTGCTATTGAAACTGCAATGCGAGCTGGTGAGATTTGCGGATTAACTTGGGATAACGTTAATTTAGATAAAAGAACTGCTTATCTTCCAATGACGAAAAATGGCACTTCTCGGACTGTTCCACTAACAAGAAACGCTGTGGCTATTCTTGAAAGATTGAAAAAAGAAATTGGCAATACTGGGCTGTGTTTTCAATTAGATACAAGATCGCTTGATGCCGCTTTTAGAAAGATTAAGAAAATGGCAATGTGTGAGCATTTACGTTTTCACGATACGAGACGAGAGGCTTTAACGAGACTAGCGAAGAAAGTTGATGTGATGACTTTAGCGAAAATATCGGGACATAAAGACATCAGAATACTTCAAAATGTCTATTACGCCCCGAATATGGAAGAAGTCGCTGAGCTTCTAGATTAAGGCAGGGTTTCGGGGAATGGATCGTTTGTTATCCAGTTGATAGCGGGCAACCTCATCCAGTTAAGATCTTGTGTTGGCACACTATCTTTAAACCTTAACTCGATATAGTTTGAGTCTCCTATACTGCCAACATAAACCATTCCCACGTTTTCACCCTCATCGCTATAAAAAGGAAGCATAAAAGGCACAGCAGATCTGAATCCTTGCGGTATTTGCTGTCGAGGCAAGATATCCATTCGCTTAGCATGGTTCTTCCTTGTGAATCTAGAATCGCTACTCCCATAAAAAGAAATTGACCCCCACGAGCCACCAGTAAAGATACATTCCACGGTGTTATTCACTCGTCTTAGAGCTATATATCCTTGCTTAATGTTTACTGCTTTTGTCATCCGTCTCTCACCTGTATCGGCAGAAATTACAATCCATTTATTGTTCTGCTTCTGCCACAAATAAGCCCCTACTCCAGCACCATTTGTTGAGTTGTAGAAAGTTCCATTTGACTCTCTACCTGTAATCTTACCTTGCGTTGTTTCAGGCTTGTCAGGTCGCCCATTTCCTGTGATTATTTGTGAATCGCTAGATTGACTACCACCGCCACCATCTGTCGGAATTTTCTTTTCGATTCGCTTAATTTCAGTTCCCATGAATTCAGCGAATTCTGATATATTCGCTTGAAGTGCCATTATTTATTGTAACCTCGTGTGTAAGCTTCTTTTAAATTTACGCTATCTAGAGCGGTGAATTTTTGATTGAGTGTAGTTAATGCTTCATTGACTTGTGAGATTTTTTGAATGAGTTTATTCAAGCCATCTTCGCCTGTTTTCATTCCATTTAACGCATCGGCTAATTCTTTGATAGTGTCTAACTCTGCCGATACGTTACCGCCCAAGATTTCGCTTTTCGCATCGGTTTTCGCTTGATTTACAAGCTCGAGGATTTTTTTAGCGGATAGCGTTGAAGTTTCATTGGTTGCACTGTCATTAATACCTGCTGCGTTACCAGATAGGCTTCTTACAGATTGAAATAATTCATTGATTGCACCAACAAGATTTGTTTTCTCTGTTGTGCTTAAAGTTGTTAGGTTGCCGATAAGTTTAGTAATTTCCTTATCTTTCTCACCTACGAACTCGGCAAATGCTGTGAGGGTTTGGTGAAATTCTTGTGCTGCCATTCTATAAAGCTCCTATATTATAAAAAGTTTTTAATTCTTCGAGAGTTGGGATTTTTTCCGTTCTCTCACCAATCTCTTTTATTAAACGCACTTTAACCTTGATGTTAGGTCTTGAACGTTTAACTAATCTAATAATCATCTCGCCTCCGTTATATCGTGGATAAGCGTGAATTCACCACCAGCAAGCGTTCTCACTAATCCTTGCGGACTGGTACACTGTAAATCCCAGCTTGCGGTCTCCCACTTCGCCCCTAGTGTTTTATCGTGTGACAATGTAACCGTTACTAGATTTTCGCTTACAGTAATTTCACCTGTTTCAGTTGATAGCTTGATAATCTCGCCTTTCTTCGGCTCAATCCACATATCAAACTTGCTACCGGTTAAATCACTTTTCTGCTCATCATCTTCTAGGATTTCGAAAGTCCACCCGTCATCATCACCACGTACTGTCTCTAGCTCAATGTTTTCCATTTTTGCTCCAAATAAAAAACCGCACTAAGATTTCTCAAAGTGCGGTTGATTTTAGTTAAGGTTGATTAGATTACGATTTGACCGTTTTCTTTCAGATAAGCATAAATACGTTCTAAATCAATTTGCTCTGTCGTTTTACCAATATCTTCTTTGGTTAATGGCTTTTTCATTAGCTCTTTAGCTGCTACTGCATCAATCCATTTGTAGTCAGAGATGATAGGCGTGAAGTTAGTTACGGAACCGTCACTATCTTCGCCTGTGCCTAATACATACTTGGCATTGATCGAGCCATCTTCTTGTTTTGAGTATGTGGCAATAGCTGAATACATTGGATTTAAGATTTTGTTGAATGTTGTCATGTTTACTCCTAACCTTGTGTCATTGTTGTTGTGTTTGAAACTGCGTATGCCGCAATACAGATTTTTGGTCTACCACCACCGACATCAAAAAACTCTGGCGGTAAATTTTTATTAAAATGAGTGTACAAATACCTGTGCGATTGATTAGCCTCAACCGTGAATGTTTTATGCGAATTAACAATGAAAAAAATTCGCTTAACAGGTGATGGGGATATGTTTATCCACACTTGATACCCGGTATTTCCCCCGTGAACTGTAGCAATAAACACCTCGCACAAATTACCACCGACTAAATTGGTGACTTCTAGTGTGCCTGTAAATCTACCATTTACACCATCTAACCACGCACCTCGTATCGTACCACCCTCAACCGTTGAACCTCGAACGGTTGTGCCGCTGATTGTGCCACCAGTAATATTGTTACCATTGATATTATTACCGTTGATATTTGTACCTGTGATTTCCCCTGCTGTAATTCGTCCAATGTCCGAGCTAATAGCAGAAAGACTGTTCACATTTAACTTATCAGAAGTTAATGACCGTGTGGCGATATGGTCTGCTCCGATGCTGCCTACTGCAATATGTTTAGCCGCTACTGCACCAACTGCGATATTGTTAGCTGTTACACTATCCGCACCAAGCTGTTTAGTGGTGATTGAGTTTGATACAATCGAACCACCATCAATAGAGGTTATTGAAGTTTCTCGCCACTGGCTAGGGGTATTTTGATTTGGATTCACCTCCTCAAGCATCGCTCTAGCCATATAGTTGTCTTGATATGCTTGTTTGTAACCAAATCGCATGATTCGGAATATTAAGCAGACAACGCCTGATTTTGGGGCTTTAAACTTAACAAAAGCTCGATGTGCATTATTCACATCCAAGCCATTAGCAAAGTGTGATGATGAAGCCTCGTCCATATCCTCGCCATCATTAAGCAATATCCGATCTCGTTCGCCAAATAATTTAGTATTATTAATCAAACCAAGATATTGCGTGCCGTCTGAGCTATATTCTTCTGCTATTAAATACCCGCCGCAATGATGGCAGCCAACATAAGCAGAGAAGATATAGGTTTTGTCAGGAATAACATTTACCAGAACTCGAGCGTTATCCACCCAAAGCTGATTGTTTTTACTATCAACAGCTAACTGCGAGAATCCATTCACGACCCATCTAGAAAAACTAAATGTTTCATTCGTGTATCTACTATCCCTTGGTCGGTAAGCTTGATTTGTGTCATAACGCAGATTTCCATACCACACACCCTCGCTACCTTCCGTCCAGTATTTGCGGATTTCCTCATTGTAGTAAACAAAACCGTGCCAACCTTCAGAATTACCAGTAAATAAAGGATTTTTAAGTAAATTGCCACCAAGCCCCAAAGCGAGCTTTTCACCCGTTATTTGAGTTGCCGCTATGTGTTCAGCTCGCACCGCCCCAGCTTGTAACGCACCAGCTCCGATTATGTTTGCGCCAATTTGGTCGGCCTGTAAAGTGCCAACTAATTGCGTTGTTTTAATACGGATGCCACTTGCATCAATACCGTTCTCAAGATATTTACTACCATTCCAAGTGTAGAGTTTGCCGTCTGCGGTGTTATAAACTTGCTTGTGACCTTGATATTCATCAACGTTTAAACCGCTGACTGTTTTAATCAAGTCAAGATTACGAGCTGGCAAGGCGGTGTCTATTACTTCGTCAACGATATTTTGAGAAAGTTTTTTGTTTAAAACCTCTAACTCTGCATCAATATCAACAGAGCTTTCACCACGCAAGCCACTTTGTTGACTAAATGGTCCAACGTTCACGCCTCTAGTATGTCTTAGCCAGTAGTATCTAACTTTCTTAGCCCCAACTTCGTGCGTGTACATTCTCGCTGTAACTTTCGTTAAGCGTGTAGCGGTCTTAATGTTGTCTGTTTCGCTAACAAAAATCTCTGTCGCTGTGGCATCATTAACCCAATCCCATTCGATTGTGATATTGCCTAGCCCACCAGTTACTCTTACGCCTGTTGGAGCTGGAGGCTTGTCAATGACAAAGGTTTGAGTTCTTTCGCTTAATACTTGGCCTCGCTCATTTTTAACCAAGATTACAACGGTGTATTCTCCATTTTCTAGGCTGTCTAAGTTTAGATTTGGCGACGTTTGACCTAGTCTTATATCGTACAATGCACCGTCTTTGTAGATGCGGAAATCATACTTGATAACACCGTTACCGCCTGTTACATCACCAGCAAACGAGATACTGCCGTCAGGATTAACCGTTACACCGATATTACTTACCTGTGGCACAGCAAGGATTGATGTTGCTTTAGGCTCAAATTTTGCACCGTTGTCAACAATCGCCTCTTTCTGCGGCTCGTGCTGCAAGGCTGTAATGGTATATTTGCCTTTAGTTTCTTCTTTTACAGATAAAGCCTTAAATAGCTGGCTTGTTACCTGTTGAGTGCTTAATGACCATACACCGTAAGCCTCTAGTCCTGTTGGTTCTTGGTCTAAAGTAACTTCCGCACCTTTCGCAGAGATGATTTTAATATCTTGATGTTTGGCGTTCTGGTTGATGTAGCTAAAGTAACTATTGCCATTAACGGAGATTTCTCGGTCTAAGGTAACTTTTTTACCGTTTACCAATAAAACTCGACCACCAACATTAGTGCCTGCGTAATATGTATCAGCGACTTTGATAATGTCGCCCGGCACGTGCATTAAGCCCTCTGCACCAACTACGAAACTAACGGTTTTAGTCTCCAGTTTCTCGGTTTGTAGCAACCATAAACCTGTGCGGTGCGCTTGACCTCGAGATGTGCAACCAAAGGCGGTTATTTTTTTAACGTTTAAGCCATTTCTGCGGATTGATTCGTCATCGGAAACATACTCAATCGCCTTTTCGTAACCGTTATCCTTGTCGGCATATTCGACTTGAATAGCGTTATGGCGGGCTTTTTTAGCGGAGAAAGTATAATTAAACTCACCTTTCTCTACGTTTGCGTTGGTGTATGTCCAAACTGGATCTGACGGTCTATCCATTACAACTGTTAGCTGTTGACCGTTCCAGACTGGCATGGCTCTAAAAATTGAGCAAATATCATTAATCACGTCATACGCAGAACGCTGCTCAGTTAGCCAAGCGTTACAGGTAAATCTTGGCTCTTGTCCACCGAAACCGTCCGGCACCAATTGGTCACAATATTGCGATACTTGATACAATGCCCATTTATCCGCTCCGAACTCGCCCAATCTATTGCCTAATCCGTAACGTTTGCTTGTCACTACATCGTATAAAATCCACGCTGGATTATCGGTCCAGTCTGTTTTAAAAGTACCGTCCCACATTCCTGTATATTTACGGGTGCGTGTATCGTAATTACTAGGCACTTTTACTCTTAAACCTAATAAGTCATAGGTTCTAGCTGGAATATTACTAAAATACTCAGAATCAAACTTCACACCAATTAAGGCGGTGTTTGGATATGTAAACTCGGTATCAATAATTTCGGTATAGCTTGACCAAACTGTATTGTTTTGAAGTCTTTGAGATTTGCTATCTTCCGTCACTCGCTCAACCTTAACAGTAAACGGAACAGGGGGAAGATTATCAAAAGTGTGCTGTTGTAAATACTGTGAGCTGTATTTACCGCTGATTGAAACTGGATAGGATTGAGAGCCGATAGTTATTACAAGCTCTACCGTTGTTCCGTTTGTATCACCATTTTCATTCTGACTGAAAAGAGACTGAACCCCAATGGTTAAACGTAATCGAGAGACTTTATTGTCTGTAACGGTTCGTGTAATCGGTAAATTCTTTCTAACTTGCGTTCCAACACTTACTTCTTTCTCGGAAGTATTGAAACCTGCGATTACATCTTGAACTTGGCTACCTACTCGCCCCTCTAATTGAACGTTATTAAAGTTGTAAGAACCGTCTTTGCTTTGAACTGGTGTGTTGTCAAAATAGACGGACTTCATTCCATCGGCTAATCCCTCAACCTCCCCCTCAGAAATAACATCAATGATTTTGACAAGCTGCTTACTTCGGCTTGTTTCTTTAGCCTCAACAGGCGTATGAGAGCCACCGCCACCTTTACCCATTGCCTAACTCCTATTTCTAAATCTTGGTAGTAATTTGCCTTTTTTATCTTCTGGAGGTTGTCGTTCAACATCCATCGTCTCAACGCCTTGTGAGATAATCAGCGAGCCAACTCTAATTCGCCCATAAGCGAGAGGCATTGGACGACCTTGAGCAGCCATGTTTGAAAGATTTGAAAAGCTGGTTGATTGTTTTTTCTCAGCATCTTTGCCAGTTGACATTGACGGCATTTTTGTGAGCATTTGAGCTACACCGCCTAATAACATTGATGCACCCACTCCACCAACCATCCAAGCAGCATTTGCACCGATAACGCTAAATCCTAATGGACCCAAGGCAAAAGCTGTTGCAATCAAAGCCACGCCAGCAATCACTCCAAACAATCCACCACGCTTTGAGCCTTTTAATGTCGGAGTAAAATGCACTGTTGAATCATCTTTCAGTTTTTGATTTAATCCTTGTTCAAGATAGCGATTATCGAAATAATCTCGACCAACTCTCACGGTAAACAAGCCTTGCTGAATAAATTGTCTTAACTTCGGGATTTGGCTTGTGAGAGCTTGAACGACTTCGGCAGGTGTTTTGCAATCTAGCCTAAATTCAGATCCAAACTGTTTAAGACTGCCGTAAAATCTAACGTTGACCATTCTCTGTATCTCCAAATGCTGTGAGTGTGCTTGAGCCAATAACCATCGTACAAATCACGCTTAGATAGGCGTTTTGGCGCATGGTGCAATACCATCTGCTCACCTACATAAATCGCAGCGTGATTAGGCACATTCGCCCCAACGCTAATCAAAATTACATCACCGACTTGAGGCTCTTTAACTTGCTCAAATCCTTGTTTCTCAATGTTATCTAGGTAGAGATTTTTGCCATCTTCCCACCAGTAATCTTTACGCTCGAAATTAGGCATCTCATAGCCTGATAGACGGTAGAAGTCTCTGAATATCGTGTAACAGTCCATTTCACCGTGCTTGAATTCACGACCGATTAAAAATGGGATTTTGGGAAAAATATGGATTTGCTCATCGCAAACTAGCCAGAAATCTAACTGGCTGTATAATTGAGTTTGTAAGTCTGATTGAGAGAGTTTTGGCTCGCCTTGTGGGTGCGAATGGACCAATGCCACAATCTCTCCTTTCTCTGATGCATTGATGTAATCTTCTGGCGTGATTTCAAAGTGATTTTCCTTATCTTCCGCTGCGTTTTCGCAAGGCATAAAGACTTTTTCGCTACCAACCAAAACAACAAAACCACAGCTTTCCTGTGGTTCTTTTGATTTTGAGTAGCGGATTATTTCATTGTGTAGTTTACCGTCCATTTTCTACCCCAACTTATCAACGCTAACAAATCCACCGTAGTTGTGTGTGTTGTTTCTTAGCTTGCAGCCAGTCAATAAACCGCTGCATTTATCCTTTTTGGGGTCGGTTGTCGGCTGGTCCTTTTCGTCCGCCACCGCTCGCCCTGTATAACCGCACTCAACGCCACGATATAACCAGTTGCAAGTAGAGGTAATCATTCGTCCGATTAATGCGTTATCTGTCTCTGACGGTAAGGCTAAAGTAAATTGAGCTACGTCTCGATTAAGTGAGGATAATTGCTCAATTAAGAAATAGCTCAATACTTCTTGCGATGGGTCAGCTTGCTTATTGCCATCTACGAAATTAACCGCATCGAGATAGTGCATATAGACTAATCTTCGTCTAACTACACCACCCAAACACTGCTCAAAACGATTACAAAGTGCAGTAATAAATCCACCAACATTCCCTAGTGTTAATGTTGGACGGTTGCTTGGCCCATTGCCCGACATTTCAAAGCCATCAGCTTTTACAGCAAATGGCTCATAAGTCTTGCCTTGCCATACAATGGATTGAGATTTTTCGTTAGTGCCGGCATAAAAGCGATATAACTCCCCGTTTATACCGTCCGCATCTTTCAACCCACGCAAATCCACCTCAAACAGCTCAATTAGTGCATTTTGCTCTAACTTTGCAAGGTCTAACTTGAATTTGTTGCTAATTAGTTGTGGCATATTTGCTCCAATAAAAAACCGCACCTAAAAAGATGCGGTTGTCTTATATGATTACTTATTATTGGTAGATAGATGTATCAAGCTGCTTAAACTTACCATCTTTGAACTTATTAACATCTTCAATTATGCGTTTAACATTTTTAACATCAAAAGTTACGCTTTGAATTAAGCATGGTGCGTTTTCTGGCGAGGTAAAGCATACATCTAACAAATTAGAATATTTATTGCCAGAATGAAAGGTGTAAACAGAATAACCATTAACCGTTTTCACTCTTGCTATCTCTTTTGTAAACTGGTCGCCTCTACTTTTAGCTTTGTCGTTCCAATCTATGAATTTATTTAACGCGGCTAAATGCTCATTCACAGAGCCGCTTGCTATCGTATAATTGGCTTTTTCTCGATTTCCAAACTTGTCACTCTTATATGTTTCGACTTGATAAACTAAAGCTTGTGAGCCATCTGAGAAATCCAATAACATAGCAGTGGTTAGCATCGGGATATAATCAGATGCAACAGAATTATAAACAGTCCCCTCAACAGGTGAGTTTAGCTTTGTTATCTTGTCGGCTGTTTGGCAGGCTGTTAAAACAAATCCGCAGAAAAGAAGAGTAATTATTTTTCTCATAATTGATTCCTTATTAACAATTTAAAAAAGATAAAGTGAAATTCTAATTCACTCTATCTTTTAATTTTGTGACAAGGCTCACAAATTAATTAAAAACTTGCTTAAATTGTAGAGAATATTCAATATAAGGACCGTTATCAACTTTAGACCATTCCGAGCAGAGAATTAATATTCTCTCTGCTTTGCCAGGATAAATCCACTCAAATGATTTATATCCACCATGCCGCGCAAGGAATGAATCAAGAGATTTAATCATCTCTCTTTCCCTGACTTTGTGATAGCGAATTGTGGCGGTAGTTGATAATGGTAAAGAGTTAAGCGCTCTTGGTCTGCGTTGCTGATAACCGTCACCAAATTCAATAATATCTACTTCTGGCTTATAGTCTAACTGCATTCCCCACTGAACTTTGAAATTAAATAACTCTTTCATTTGTTTACCTCAACATTCCACCACTTCTAGATTCAGTTCTAAGCACATCGTAAACTTGCGCTCTGGTTAATCTAGCAATCTTCTCAGCTAATGCCGGATCACTATCGCCATCGCCAAAGTTATTTGTCTGGTTAATGACAACCGTCTTATTGCTTGAGCTACCTAATGCTTTATTTAAGTTTGAGTTGCTTGTAATCTGTCCGCTTGCTCCTGGTGTGAATAACTCAGGACCTTTCTCACCAACAAGATATGTTCTGCCACCACCAACATAACCACCACTAGCGCGAGCGCCTGAGATAGTAACGCTTTTAAGTTGGTTAAGCACTGCCGCGCCTTGACTTGCAACCGCTGCCATATTGGCAAATTTCTGTGCCGGTGTAATCGCTGTCGGGTCGTTCATCGCTTTCATTACTGCCGCGTGTAAGTTAATCAGAGATTCGGCAATTTGGAATGATTTAGATATTGCGAAAAGCGTTCTATACGCAGCAGACTGCTTACCACCTGCTGATTCGGCTAAACCAGCTAATCCATCAAATAATGATGCGGCAATGTTTAGCTGTGTCGTCATCGCCTGTCTATCTAAAGCCTCTTTACGTTGTCGATACTGATCTTCTATTAACGCTTTAGCCTCTTCAAACTGCTGAACGTTGATCAACTGTTGCTCGTACAGCTCTTGAGCCTTAACAAGTTGATCTTCTCGAGTGATATCGCTTTGCACATACGGATCATTTCCAGAACCTCGAATATCATTAAAGAATGACCGCACTTTGTTAGCTCTGTCATTATCTTCTTTAATCTCTTTCGCCTTCTGTTTATCTAAAGCCTGATCGTATGCTTGGGCCTCTAGCGCTAGATAATGTTTTCTTAACTCTAACGCACTACTAAAATTACGCTCTTTAGCATCTTTCTCAGAAATAGCCATTCCGTTAATCTTGGCTATACGTTGTTGATGCTGTAATTCCAATTTCTGCATCTCGTTAGCGTATTGCATATCCAGAGATGTGACATCGTTTGTTTTACTACGAGAACCGCGGCTTGATTTTGCTGACGTTTTTTTATTTTCACCTTTGTTTATTGTCGCAATTTGTTCATTGTAGTTTTGTTCAAGCTTATTAAGCTCTGACTTCCTTAACTGATCGATTGTTTCAAAGCCGCGTTTTTTAATCTCAACTTCGCTCAATACAAGATTTTGAATAGCTTTCTTGTCTTTTTCGTGTTGTTCAGTTAGCTTTTGTTGTCGAGATTTTAGCTTATCTTCAATCTTTTCAAGTTGCGACTTGCCGGCATTCTCTTTTTCTTCTTGCTCAGCTTTCTTGCGTTTTGATTCGGCAGCATCTGCCTCTGCTTTTTGTTTATCCTGCTCTTCTTTTAGTTTTGCTCGAGCCTTGTCTAAGTTGGCTTGCTGTTGGTCCATTTGCTCACGCATTGCGGCCAATACTTCATCGCTACCATCAAAGGCTCCAGATTCAAACTGTTGTTCTAAGGATTTTTTAGATTTCTCTAAAATTGAAATTTCATTTTCAAGATTTTTTACATGGGTCGCAGTATCTACACCTTTCATTGCCTTAGTCAGTTTGATAAAAGCACCAGAAAGACTATCTACCGCACCTTTAAAGAATTTTGTGATACCAGTTGTTTCTGCAAACTGCTCTTTTAATTCGTCAGTTGCTTGCCCTAATGTATCAAGCGAGCCGGATAATGTATCTTTCGCAGAACCCTCACCAGTACCGCCAACGCGTTCTTGTAACGCTTTAAATATAATTTCCTGTGCTTTAGCCTTATCACCAGTTTCAACAAAAGAGTTGATTAAATTCTGCTGTTCTGATGTAAGTTCAATACCCTTTCTTTTCAGAATAGATATTGCCTCAGCTGGATTTTCTAAAGCTCGCCCAAGATTTCTAGCCTCGCTCGAAATATCAGTGCCAAACGTTTCGGCTAAATCTTGAGATAGTTTAATTGCCTCTTTAAATGATTCGCCAGTAACGCTTTTAAATGTCATCATTACCGACATCGCTTGTCGTACACCATCGGTACTAGCAAGCGTATTCATTGCAACAGAGCGAGCAAAATTATCTAGCTCTGAAGATGAAAAGCCAACGGCCGCCCCAGTTGCTCTTAATTGAGCCTCTGTTCTTGCCATGTAGCGTTCTGTTTCTTCAAAAATCTTTATGCCATCGCCTAAAGAACCAACAAAAGAAACAACCGCACCAGTTGCAGCAAGCGCCGCTGTTGCTAATCCACCAATCGCAATTTTGGTGAGATTAATGCCACCAGTGGTTTTCCCAAACCCATCTAGAGATTTACGCGCCTTATTAATTTCTTCGGTAAATTTGGCTGTCTCTGCCTCGAGTTTGATTTTTAAATTGCTAATCTGATCCAATTCTCAACACTCCTGAATTTGCAGCGGATGCCTCCATCATTTCCTCGTCCGTCATTTCTCTTGCCGGTTCGTCAGAATTAAAAATGGAAAAATCTCTAGCCGTTACAACCTGTTTAGCGGCAGCGCAGTTATAGACCGAACTTGTCATTATTCCGTAACCATAATCAAGCATTTCAAGCGTGAACGGTCGTTCCCCGAAATATCTGTACCAAGAAAAATACTCCGCAAGAGACATCTCACGGAGCATTCTTCGATAGTCCGCACGTTTGAATTCGTGCGCAAGCTTTAAAACAAAATCAAGTTCGGCCTCTAGGCGTTTTTTGGCTCACCGTCCGCACTGTCTGCATGCTCTACTTCTTCCTGACTTTCTACTTTAGGGAATTCGCATAAATCTTGAACAGCATTAAGGACGAGATGGAAGTCGTTATTTGTGAGTGTTGTTAAAACTTCATTTTGTAGCTCGTCAATAGTCTTATCTGTCTTAGTATGCGATAACGAGAAAGCGATTAATCGTGCATTAGCTAACAAGTTATGTCTTGTCATTTTATTAAGCTTTGCATTGATCTCTTTCTCTGTATCTTCCTCTTTAACTGGATCAGGTTTTTCGAGCGAACTCATATAATCGATATAATCAATATAATCTAAAGCAGACAGTGCGGATAACTGAAGAACGTGCCCATTAACTTCAAACTTGATTTGTTTTAACATGATTAATCACCTGCTTGATTTGTTTCAGCTAATAATGGTTTGCCAACATTGGTTAGCTTGATTGTGCGTGTCATTGTTTCATTTTGCGGAACAGCTTTGCCCAAAGAAGATACCCAAGCGAAATATACATCTCGAGTACCATTTGGATATACCACCAAGTAGAATTTTTTATTACCGCTATCAAAATCTTTAACGATAGCTTGTTGAGCTGTATCACCAGGCAACCATGCAAGAGTAATAGATGTTTCACCTGCTGATTTTGCGCCTTGGCTTGTTGATTTCCACTCTGCGTTCGGATCGTCTAAGTAGTTATCTTCATAACTTTCTGCGGTAACTTCACCAGGTGATAGTTCTTTAATTTTTGCAATACGATCCCAGTTTTCGGCTTTTTTGATTTCTGCCGCTGAAATTGTACCACCTTGAATAGCCGTGGTTTCTTTCTCGTCTTTCAAACGGAAAAACTGAGTTCCAGCGCCTTTCATTGGTGTTGTGTCTTTTTTAGCCATTATTGACCTCGTAAGTGATATTGTATTGGATGTCGGCAGCGATCCACGTTGCCATTTGTTCATCTTGATCGTAATCAAATGAAGAAAATGAAGTTGTTTCAGTTAGACTGGATAGCGAATCTTCAACTATTCCACTCTCATAGATTTCTTGAGCTAGTTTATCTAAATCATCTTCTCTAGATGCTGACTTCATAAATGCCGCAACGTGCAATGTAGCCTGTAACGTTCCATCAAGATAGCCTGTAGGCGCAACATTACTGATAAACACCGCAACAGTAGGGCTTTGATTCTCAATATCTGAGAATGATGGCTTTCCATTGCTGAACTCTTTAACCTTTGGCAGGTGAGCTGTTAGCCTATCGATAACCGCTCGTCTAATTGCTGAGTGAATTTTCATTTCTTAACCACTATCTGAATTTGTCTAATCAACTGATTTCTTAATTCCATCGGCATCTCTTTCTCGTATGCGCGTTTAACTTCGGCGTGAAAAGCCTCAGTTAGCGGAATCTTGAGTGGAATTTTAACTACATCGATTGGATAACGATCTTTCCCTTGTCGTTGCATTACCTGCGTTCTTCCATTTTGGAGCTTTTGAACAAATGCTCTTTGGAAGAAACGATTCCCGACTTTTAATTGACCTTTATTTTCGCCTCTTCGAATAAATCTTCCGTCACCTTTAATTAATCGGATTACCGGTAGATTTCCTCGATTAACCTTGATAAAAGCGCTTAATCTTCTTGGTTTTGCTCGTTCTAGTTTCGCTCGACCTTTAATAAAGCGCTTAGGAACATCCACTTTCTTGGATGTATCTATTACAGCTCTCACCATAACTTTGGCAGCGACATTGTTAATTGTTCGCGCCATAGCTTGTGGAACTGCTTTTTTATCAATATCGGTTAATACTTTCTTGGCTTTCTCGATGTCGTCATTAATTGCCATCAGTAACTTGCATCCTCTTCCAGTTGTAGAATGATTGTTCCTGAATTAAAGCTGAAACCGCTAACGATATACTCAATGTTATTTATCGTTACGCGATCATTTTTCTTAGGCTTGTACCCTGAAGATTTAAATAGCGTAAGCGTGCGATAAATACCATTAATCGGTTCAAACTCTTTTGGAACTTCATCCAAAACTGCTTTGTATTTTTTGCCATTGATGACATAGACGGACATCATCACATCTGATATGACTTTGTCCGCCTGTGAGATTGCTACATCAAATGGACTAAGCGTTGATCTTGACATCTACGGTATCCACAGATGCATCGCTTGCGCGCCACGCAACACCTAAGCGTTTATTACTACCTGCGGTAGTTGTTGCACCATCGGTTGACCAGTAAACAATCGCACCTTGCTTAATGTCGTCAGATGCTTTTGCTTTTACAGTGAAAACACCTGTAGTTAAACCAACACCAACGCCAGATTGAGCAACATCGCTTTCTGCAACAACTGCAAGATTTTCGATCATTGCTACATCACCACTCTTCATCGCAGCGGTTGCGGTAAAGCGTACTGTATTGCCATCTTGTACATAATTTTTAGCCATATTTAATTAATCCTATGATTTATTTAATAAAAAACCGCACCTTATTTAAAAGTGCGGTCACTATTTAATGGATTCTAAGCTACTTGTTTGTAACTTTAACGATACCGCGATAGTCGATCACGTTCACGCCTGCATCAATGCGAACTTTAGTAGCTACACCATCAACAGTAAAGCCTTGTTGTTGCTCGATGTATGGAGTATCAATGCCATCAAGGTATGAGACTTCAATCGCCTCTTTGTTGATCAAGTACCATTCTTTCGGATTTGCAATTTGTAAACGAGCAGATTTAACTGGATCAACAACACCTTGTAATGGATTGATGATTCCAGAGTTAATATCCGCACCCTCTACGCTTGTAGAGCCTAATAATTGTTTAGCGCGAGTGTATAAAGATGTTGGCGCTAACAGGAATTCAGGCTCGATAGCTAAAGGCTGACCGCTTGCATCAACGAAACCATTCATCATTTGAATAGCTTTATCAATGTTTGTGATGTCTAGTACGGCATTATCAAATGCGTTTTTGTGTGAGGCATCAAATAATTTTTTACCATCTTGAGCAATAGCGTTACCGGTTAATAGTGCGAATACTAATTTAGCAATAGTTGCTTTTGCTGCTTGTCCCATTTTCTCTGGGATTTTGGTTAAAAGGTGCATATCATCGTTCAAGATAGCTTGACGAGTGATAGAGAATAATTGACCGTATGTTGCGAGTGCTACATTCGCGCCCTCGTCACCAATTTTTCCATAGCTGTATTCTTCACCCTCGCCAACTTCAGGGAGATAGCTAAATCCACCAAGACCAACGCGTTTAGTTGTGCGGAAGTCTGTTAATGTGCCGCGAGTAGTGAATTTTTCATAATCTTCTACCGCACTTTCCCAACCTTTTAATAGTGATTTGTGAGCCACGTCAATTAAGATTTGACCGAAGTCAGAGCTTGAGTGTGTGAATGCTAAACCAACAATACCCATTGCATTTTGACCAGCAACGCTAACGCCACGATCTGCAAGTGATGCGCGCGCTAATTCGCGCAAGCTCATACCGCTATATGCGTTAGCTTTTGTATTTGATTGATCTTTATCAATACCTGCACGGGCTAACAATGATTGTTTAACACTGTCACCAACGATGTTGCCGTTACCTGCATAAGGCGTTGCGGTTGCGCTTGGGGTGGTACCTGCACCAAGTTTTGCTAATAATTTGTCTTTGGCTTGCTCTGGAGTAATTGATAAATCACCCAAACACTCCACCAACAAATCACTGTGAGCTGAGCCAAACGGCGCAAATACGGCTTTAATGTCGGCGTTACGTTTATTTAATTCAGCTTGCACTTGTGCGGTATTATCTACCGGAGCTGTTGGCGCTTGATTTACCGGTTCGGTTGGTGCTGGTTGTTCAGGGGTTGCTGTTGCTTGTGATGCTGGATTTGTACCAGCGTTGCCTTGTGGCTTAAACAACATATCTTTAATTGCTTTTGGCATATTTTCAAAGTCCTCTAGTTTTCGTGATTTAATAGACGCCATCGCCACAAGTGGTTCGGCTAATTTGTCGGCAAAACCTTGTTCAACGCATTCTTTTCCGTTGAGCCAAGTTTCTGCTGATAGCATTTCTGCTAATTCTTCAGGTGTTTTTCCTGTTTTGTTTGCATAAGCAGGGATTAGCGTATTTTCGACCTTATCTAATAGGTCGGCATACTTGCGCATATCTTCTGCATCACCACCTTGGATTCCCCAAGGCTTGTGGATCATCATCATTGCGTTTTCAGGCATGATCACCTCATTGCCAGCCATCGCAATAACGCTCGCCATACTTGCCGCTAATCCGTCAATGTAAACTGTCACATTGGCTGGGTGATTTTTTAGCAAGTTGTAAATAGCGATCCCGTCAAAAACATCGCCACCTGGTGAGTGGATATGTAAGTTAATCTGCTTGAGATTATTTCCGCAGTTTTTTAAATCCTGCGCAAAACTCGCCGCAGATACACCCCAAAATCCGATCTCATCGTAAATTGAGATCTCTGCCGTATCGTTGGCTTTGGCTTTGATTGAGTACCAAGACTGGTTATTCGTCTTTGCCGCGCTCATTGCCATCGCCACCGGTGACAGAATCATTTTTTGTTTTGTCATTTGTCGTACCTGTGTTAGTTAAATCTGTGTCAAACTTGAGACCAAATTTGCGGTTTTCCTCAACCTCAACTCTTCGTCTGCGTTTAACTTCTGCTGGGTTGCTACCACTTGCCCGCACTGCTTGACTTTCCGTTGCCAATCCACCTTTAATGCGCTCTTTCCACGCTTGCGCCTCTTTTGTCGGATCAATCCACGGCATAACTGGGCCACTATAAACAGCGTTATAAAGTGATGCATGATCAATATCGACTGGCACCTCAATTTCGCCACTAACAATCGCCATTTTTAACCATTCCCGATAAATTGGACGAGATATATGCGCAACAAAGGTATCTTGTAAAACGGAGTATCCTTCAAAACTCTCCACCAACTCTTGACGTTGGCTTGAGTAAGTGCCGTTATAGTCACGGGCAATGCTTGAGTAACTGGAGCGAGTTCCAGCCGCTGTTGCTCTTAATTGACCGTTTCTAAATGTTTCGAGATTTACATTTGGACGATTCGAGTTAATCAACCCGATATCTTCGCCAGGTTTTAAATCATCAATGATTGCACCTGGAGCAATCTCAAAATCTCGCTCTGGACTATCTGCGCTGTAATCCTCATTATCTCCGTAGAGTGCGGCATCACCTTTTTTGATGTACATCGTAAAAGCCGCGGCAATTCGCGCGGCTACACGCTCGCTCTCCTCGTAGTCTTTTAAGTCGGCAAGTCGGATAATTACACCGTGCAACATCGATACGCCACGCAACTGGTGCAAGCGTTTTTTAAACGCAAGGTGCAGCATATTTTCTGCCGGAACTGATTTAACTCGCCCGTAAGTTCGGTTGTTTTCCTGCGGGTTGTTCATGTAAACGCGGTAAGACACAGGACGGCGCCAAGCGTTAATCTCTATACCTTGGATCACATTAGCTGTATCGGACTGCCACATAGGCACAAAGTCAGGCTCTAATGCCTCAAGACTAAATGCAATGTCAGTGCTATGATTTAGTCCAGCTACACTACCGCGCACAAGCTGGATAAATACCTCACCATCTCGTAACCAGGTGCGCAACAGCATCCGCTCAAGTTCTGGGCGAGTAAATTGTCCGGTAACTTCAGGTCTAACAGACCACTCCGCCCACTTCTTACGGATTTGCTCAGCCAAATCTTCATCAACATCACCGCTTAAATTAAGCGGCTGCGGTTCAATATGGATTCCTCGTGAGCCAATGACACGCTCTTCCATCTTGTCAAGGATTCCAATCACAATATCGTGATTTTGATCTAAAGCTCGAGCCTGCTCTCGTAAGCTTACCGCACTTTGTTTTGTCGATATGTTCGCACCTTGGCTTTCGCGTTTTGCTTTATGTGTACGGCTTGGCATTGCCGCCTCGTACGCATTCATCACATAGCGATTTTTCGCTCGCTGTGCGCCCCATTTAGGCGAGATTGCGGCAATCGCTTTATCTACTATTCCCATTTTTTAAAATCTCGCATATCTGATTCTATGGCGCTTAATGCGCTGCTTTGTTTCCGCCAATAACTCGTTAAGCATTTGTTGATAGCGGTCGCGTTGTTTTGTCCATTCGGACACTTGATAAGATACTGATCGACCGTTAAAGCTCACTTGGCTTTGGGCGTTTTCGATTTTTTCATCAAGCGCTCGGATTTTTTCTTCTAGTTCGTCTCTGTCGTAGATAGCCATTTTTGCCCCAATAAAAAACCGCACTTTTTTACGGTGCGGTTAGTTAAGTAGTGGTAACTCAATTTGTAATTTATCTTCAAAGATTTTTAGTGTCGCTTCAAGCAACGGCTTTTTACCTTTCCACTCATTCAGCGCTTTACCACAAACGCTTGCTAATTGTTTTTCGGCTTTATGCTCGCCCAAGGCTTGGTAATATTGCTCAAGTAATGTCATATTGCCAGATAACAATTGCTCTTGCATAAAGTTAAAGGCTTTAATGTAAGCGATCTTAATTGCCATTGCTTTTTTGGTTTTATATCCCATAACCAGCAACATAAAGCCGTCTTTTGTCATCTCAAACATTGGACGCTTTTCGCCTTTTTTATCGATGTATTCAACCAAACCAAAATTGGTTCGGTTAAATTCGTCATCACCAGATTCTAAAATTTCACGGATATCACGTATAACATGGTAATGATACTTGCCAAAAACTTTTGCTACAGTTTCTGATGTGGTAATTGTTTTTGCGTCTTTATTTTGTACAAATTGTTTAAAATTTTCAGGGTTTGCTAATTGCATTTTCCACCTCCAAATTTAGATAATAAAAAGCCCCAACTATCTCTAGTCAGGGCTTGAGTTATTACCGCAACATTTCCACCTTTTGACAGGCTCGATATCTATCGATTTAAGGTTGTCTAGGAGTTAAAGCCAACCGCTTTTTTTACTTCCGCCACCATTTAGCCAATTACTTTTTGTCTTGGCTTTCGGTTGCGGTTTAACTTGTTCAATTTCTACCGCACTTTCTGTTTCTTCTTCCTGTGCGGCTGTTTCTTTTCGGATTACATTAGGGTTTACGCTTGGCAATTTAGCCCAGTAAGGGACATTGTCCTCATCTCCCCACTTAATGCGCTCATAACCTCGCAAAATAGCGATCGCATGGGCATAGCAAAATAGGTCAAATGCCTCATTATTGCCTTTGCCAGGTTTTCGCCACTTACCGTCTTGCCCTCGCTCCTCATAGGTCAGCTCATCAAAAAACCATTCGCCAAGCCACGATGGGAAATGGATATAGTTAGCGCCGACAGTCTCACGACTTAATGCGTTACTAATGCGATCTTTGAGCTGATCTGTTTGGAGTAGATACAGCGGCACATCCCCGCGCGCTTTAGCGTGTCGATCTGATCTAGAGGTGTTATCAGGATAAGTTCGCGTAATAAGTTTTTGACGCTTGGTGCTATCACCTTTGACGAGATAGACGCGCTTAGATAATCCATCGCGTTTACATCTGCGCCAAAACTTATAAGCGTTGTCCGTTACACCATCCTCACCGCCACTATCAACAGCCATTGCAAGGATTGGCATAAATCCACCGTCTAGCCCCTCGATGCGATATTGCTTATTAAGCACATCACTAATGAGTAAATCCCAATCCTCAGGGTAGGCGGACGGATCAATCGGTAGGCTTTCCCCATCTGAATTGCTCCGCATTGATGATTTAATGTTGTATCTATCAATGAGCCACCGTTCGCTGTTTTCGCCGTAGCCAACAATTTGGACTACAAAACGGCGGTTCCGCCCACCCTGTACATCAACCGCAGCCAATAAAAAACGGCACCCATAAGGCACCGTTCTTTTTTCGGTTTCTTCACGCCGCTCCATTAGCTCATCACTTCGGCGTTGCTCAAGTGCGGAGCGTGGTAAATAAGGTAATCCCCAGTCAGTATTTGTCACTGCCTTTAAGGTCTCCTCACTACCTGTCATCTCAAATTCGTGCTCGGCGTTGAGTAGTTTATAAGTCAACTGCGCCCATGTTTGGTAAGCGGCAGCGGGTCCCTCTAGCCAAAATGATGCAATACGAGAGTTTCTTCCCTCTCCATGTATCACACCGTCTTTATCTATCGTTTGCCCCTCTTTTAACCACTTGCCGCCAATGTTTAACGCACGTTTCTTGTCAGGATCTACGAGAGATTGACAATGCGGGCATTGCAATCGAGCATTTTCGCTGGCCTTAACATAATCAGTATTATCACGATACCCGACCATGTTAGCCATTGATGGCTCAAACCATTCTGAACAACTAGGGCATTGCCAATAAAATCTACGTCTATCGCCACGGTTATATAGTGACAAAATACCTGTTGTTGGCGGTGCCTCGTGAGTAGTTTTAGGATGATGTTTTAGATCTACAATATCTTTACCTGGTGAACTCTCTACAAGTGTCATGCCGGCACTCATAAATGTCGTTGTACGCTTGGACGCTAAACTAAACCCATCACCCTCGCCGTCCACATCATCGGGCCATCGGTCGTAATCGGTTAGCGCAACGTATTTATAGTCTGATGATGATAATACGTTGATTGACGGCCAACCAATTTTTAATAGATTACCTGCCCTAAAATATTTATCGTGGACATTGTTATCGTTTTTACGCGGACTTAATCTTTTTGCAATCTCTGGCGAGCATCTAAAAGTGCGGTCTAAACGTTTACGACTATGTTCGCTGGCTTTCTCTTGTGTAAGTTGCACCAAGAGGAAATCAGACGGATCACAAACAATTGAGTACGTGATCCACCCATCAATCAATCCAACTGTTTTACCTGTACGGGCAGGACCAACAAAAACGACAGCGTCATATTCTCGCGAATTTAAACAATCCATTGGCTCAATAATATAAGGTGCTGTGTCTTTATCCCATTTAACAGAGTTACCACCACCAACAGGAACGCGCATATACTCTGCGACAGCCTCGGATACTTTCATTCGGCGTGGAGGTTTGAGCAGATTTGCGATATCTCGTCTAATATCTTTAGCTGATGCAAACATTATTGCTCCTCTGATTTGTCATCACCAGTCTGTATATGTGATGACATTTGCGATTTAACATCATCAATTACCTGTATTACACGGGTTAATTGTGACGGAGTTAATCCACAATCTCGCTCTAAAATATCTGGCAATGTATCAAGTGATTGCACTACAGCCTTAGCCAAAAAACTCATCTCTTGAGCAACTTCAAAAGCAGGAACTAGCTCTCCAGTGTCGCGCTCATATTTAAGCTTTTCGTTTTCCGCTTGCCAAAATGCTCGTCTCTCAACGGGCGACAAACTATCAACATCACCCGTCATTTTTTCAGCAAGTCCGATTTTGATTAAATCAGATAGCGCATAGAGCTTTAATTTTGAATTACTACCAATAGCCGGCGTCAGTCCTGCAACCCGTTGTGATACGGTTTGTCGATGCATTCCGACCAGTTCAGCGATCTGATTTATATTGAGTTTTAAATCAAATAAATTCTCCATGCCAAACCTACCAAAAATCCAAAACCCTTAAAAAGATGATGATGCCTAAGATGTCAAAAAACTGTCGAAAACCGCGCGCCCGAAACCCCGTGGAAAGGGGCATCCCCTCAGGAGTACCTTTTAATCTTTAAAATTAATCATTTAAAATAAAAAAAAAGACCGCACTTTATTTAGCAATCTTTCATTTCGCTTATTGCTACTTATTAATCTTTGTGGATTCAATCCACTTGTTAATGTTTGTGATTTGACTAGCGCACATATCACGCTCACCTTGCACTATGATTAAATGTTCTACTGCCTCACCGTATGTACTGCCAGTGAATGGAGTTTTAACACAAGGCGTTAGAAATGCTTGAGGCGGATAAATGTATTCCGTCTTTGTTGTTACCTTATTAGTGCAACCGCTCAATAGCGTCATCGTGAATACGAGTGTTATAACAAGGCTGTGATTTAATAATCTTTCTAACCACTTGGATTTTGTCTTGTGCTGCTTGCTTGATTTCATCGTGGATTACTCTCTGTTGCTCTATTGCTTGACGCTCTGTCTCAATCGTATCTTTTAGCGATTGATTGACTTGCTCTTGGCTTTTAATAGTTTGGGCTTGCGCTTGGTTTTCGGCTCTTAGTTCATCTATATTCTTTGATTGGTGCCAAATCCAACCGCACAAGCCCAAAATGGTTAATGCGATAATTACGATTGAGTAGATTTTAAATCTGCTAAACATAACGCTCTTTCCTTTTCTCTACGCTTAACCAAGCCTTGCAGTTTTCGTCCGTCAGCATAGACCCAGCGTAAAAGTTGATTACACCCAGCAACATACTTACCGTTTCGCACTAATCGAAACATTGTTGAATTCTTAAGATTACCGCATCCGTTATTAAACGTAACAGATACCATAGCATCAAACACAGATTGTGGTAGTGTTCTGCCATTGGCGTATCTGTCAACGCACGATTCGGCGAGTTTAATATCGTTTTTCCATCGGTATGCGATCTCTTCATTTGTGTATTTCTTGTTAAGCTCTATCTTTTGTCCAGAGTATTCTGTTGAGCCGATACCAACAGTCAATACATCAGCTGGGCATTTATATGGAGTTGCCATACAACCCTCAGCATTACCGATTATCTCAGCTCCAGCAGGGCTTAATCTTAGCTCTCCGCCAAATTGAGAATACATAATTCCAATAACCGCAATAACAGAACAGGCACCGAGCGCTTTTCTAGTCTTCGACAGTACCATCTCTTAATCCTCGCTTTAATTGTTCCATCTTCAACTTATGAAGCTCTTCCGCTCTGCGTTCTTCGTTCTCTCTGACTTTACCCTCTTGGTATTTAGCGTACATATTAACGAGACCACTGATTAAACCGAGGATTAAACCAAAAATAGCTAGCCACTCTTGGAATGAATACATCGCCCAGAATGCGCCAAAGCCAGACCAAAAAATACTTTGATTCCCTGCGTCTTTTAACATTCTCATACTCCACCTCGCTGTTTGTTTGCGGGGCAATAAAAAAGCTCACGTTTATTGTGTGAGCTTGGTGTTTGGATAATAAAAAACCCCGACCGTTTCCGATCAGGGTGTTGTTAAATTTATTTCGGTGTTCAATACTTACACTACGACCACCGTATATGATTATGATAGGACAAGATGACAAGTATGTCAATATATAAATCGAATTTTTTTAATATTTTTTCTTTTCTCGCTCTCTATTGCTAATTTAACTTCAATCTTGATTAGAATGTCGTAGATGATTGCTTTCATCAAGGCTAAATCTTTCTCTACTCTACGCTTACAGGTTTTCAAGCAAGGAATTCTAATATCACGCTTACCATTACAAGGCTGCATATATTGAGGCTCTTCACGCTCTCTTAGTTTTGTGGCTATTCTATTCACTGTTAATCTATGAACATAGTACGAGAAAAGAATGAAGTGCATCCGCTCATCGTATTTCTTAAAGAACATTTCAACCTGTTCGCTAATCATCATTCCTAACTCATCATCGCAGATTGCACTGCTTGGCTCATCTCTAGGCTCTACGCTTTTCATTAACTTGTAAAGAATGTTTAGCTCTGGTTTATCCAATCTTCCACTATTAATCCAACCACCCCAAGAATACATTCTGTTGTCAACGAATTGAATTTGGTCGTAATCTAGTTCTGGTATTTCGCTGAATTTATTCATTCTCTAAGTCCTTGCATTTAGCCTTGTAGATTTTAATTTGCTCTTTGATTTCTTCGATTGTTAGTTTTAATGGTGGATGGTCTTGTCGTTCTAAAAATTCCACTCGCTCAATACCAATCTTTTTAACTAGATTTATTCTGTACTCTATGGCGTTTCCGCTCTTCCAGTCGTTACAAGGGGCGCATTGTTTATGTATATTGTCCTCGTTAAATCTTAACTCTGGGCAAGCTCCACGACTTCGATAATGCCCTGCGTGCCACTGCCCTTTGTGATATTTTCCGCAAGAAATACAAGGCTCGTTTTTATCTCTTAATCGAATGAATTTGTTCACCCAGCTTTGTAAATCATCTAACCACTCGGAGCGGCTTTTGATTTTTTGTTTAAGTGCGGTCATTCTTTTCTTGGTTTCTAACCGCTCTTGCTTATCTTGTTTCTCTTTTTTCTTTCTAGCCTGCTCTTTTGAAAGAATAATCGCACATTTAGGTGAACAGACTTTCTGTGTTGAACTGATAGTTTTCACAAAGTAACAACCGCATACTTTGCATTTGGTTTCCTTTGGTTTAGCCATATCACCACCATTTACCAGTGATTAAAATAACCCCTGCTATCACACAGATATAAGAGAAAATCAATAACCATAATTCTTTATCATTCATCATTCGTACTATCCACTAACCAAATAATCACAACAGCAACTGTAAACAACACAACCGACAACGCTATTTCTTCTCTCATTCGACTTTATCCTTGATATATTTGAGTTCGTAGTATTTCTTTCCCACCTCTAAAAGCTCGCCATTTAAGACTTTTTTAGCTACGTAATCGCCGAAAACGTCAATGCCTAGCATGAAAGATAAAAAGCTCAAAGCTATAGCTAGAAGACCTGTTGTACTTTGTGGTAAATATCCAATAGCAGCGCACCCAGCGATGATTAAAATAAAAATTAATTTTCTCATAGTTTTAAAACTCCCATTTATCATTAAACTTAACGCCATTCTCCACGCCCCAAGCGGTTGTGTATTCGATAAGACTTGCCATTCTCTTAACGCCCATTTTGGACGTTCTTTCTCGAACGTTTACCAATTCACCCTCAATGCCAGTAACAAGCTTGTATGGTTGTTTTGTTGCGATTGTATGGCCGCTAACAATTAAGTTTTTCCACCCGTAAATGTCGTACTTGTCGCCTTGCCAAGTTGCTTGTTTTGAAATGTCGCCTAACATTCCGTGAAATTTATTATTCTGCTCCATTGAGCGTGTTTTAACCTTGATTTCTACAACAAGTGGATTTAATTCGTTGATTGGTAAATTTCTGATTAACTCCATCGCATTTCTGCGGACAGCCTCGTTAACTAGAAACATTGGTTTAAAATCAAATTCCATTTCAGCCTCGCTTAAAAATCGTCCTTGTCGTGTTTTTTATAGCTCTGCTGTCTTGGCTCTTTCTTGCCAATTTGAGATCTACGTTCTGCATCAATTTGGTCACACTCGAACATTGAACCGAATTTCTGATCTACATAAACCTTACCAGTGCCACCGTGACGATTTAATCTAACAAGGATTTCTGTTAATGATTGGTCTGCCTGCTCGTTGTAAACACTCTCTTTGTGTAAACCGAACCAGTAATCGCACTCTTGCTCAATCTGACCTGTATCTCGGCTGTCGCTTGGCAATGGTCGTTTATCTGTTCTGTTTTCTAATCCACGATTTAATTGAGTTAGAAGTAATACAACGCAATCCATTTCTCGTGCGAGATTTTTTAATTCTTTTGTGATTTGTCCATAAGCTAAATCATTACGTTCTGCTTTTTCGGCTTTCATTAATGTTAGGTAGTCCACACCAATTAAACCGATTGCTCCACGTTCACGTTTAATTCTTCTGCACTCATTGCGGATATGGGCCATTGACACTGCTGGAGTGTCGTCAATGTATAACAGGTCATCTTGAACTAATTCTTCTGTCGCACTTAACACTCTAGAATTAAATGTTTCTGGGTGAATGTGATATTTGTCATAGAAGTCATCTGGATTGTTTTGATTTTCGTAGAACGCATTACTGTTCACGTTCGCACGTTTACTAATCATTCGTTCAAAGATTGCTTTACCAGACATTTCAAGGCTGAATAGCAATACTGGTTTTTTCTCGTTTAAAATGCAGTTTTCGGCCATCATTGCGTAAAACGCTGTTTTGCCACATTTAGGTCTTGCACCAACTGCGATTAATGATTGTTTTACTAATCCTTTCGGACCGAGTAAGCCATCAAGTGCGAGAAGTCCAGTAGATAAACCACGTACAGCATCTGGATTTTTCATTCTTAGGTCGTAGTCATTTAACCAATCCATTCCAACATCACGGCCTCGTCTTAATCCTTGAGATTTACCATCACGAGAATAATCTGCAATTTCTGACATTAAGCGACTAATAGCCTCCAAACGTTCTTCAACCGGTAAACCGTTTTTTTCAAAGATTAAGCTTTCACAATCTTGTAATTTGCCAAGAGTAAAGCGTTTAACGGCCTCAGATCGAACAATATCAGCGTATGCTTTAACGTTTCCAGCACTTGCTGTATTGCTTGATAATTCTGCCAAGTAAGCCAATCCACCAACTTCATCGCTAATGCCTTTTGATTTTAAAGCGTGTTCAAGCGTTAAAATGTCGATCGGTTTGCTTGCTTGGGCCAGATTTCTCATTTCCGCGAAAATGTGTTGGTGTGCTAACGTGTAAAAGCTTTCTGGTTTCAACATTGAGAAAATCGCATCTGTTTTCGGATTAACACCGTTTAACATCAACGCACCAAGAACCATTTGCTCTGCGCTTAAATCGTATGGGATAACTTTTAAAACTTCGGAACTCATTACAATGCCCCCTCTCTAACTCTTAATACTTGTTTTGGTTTAATCGCAAAATCAAAGTTTGCTCGCCAACCTCTATCGTTCTCACCAAGATGATGCGGTTTAAGTGCCGCAAAGAACGCTTTGAAATATTTCTCAACGCACTCAAGTGTTGGCTCTCTCAATTCCACTAAAAATTTTTTAATTGCTCTTTTGCGTTCATCGTTTACTTTTTCAACAAAAGGCAATTGGCTGTCGTTGTTTTCGTTTTCGATGTTCCAAAGCTCTGCGATTTTTTCAAAGTTTATTTTTTTGTCAGAACGATTTGATTTTTTTTCTTCTGATTTGCCATTTGGCAAATTTTTCCCTTGGGGGATAAAGGGGGTATTATTAATATTATTATTAGTATTATTATTTGTCGGATCTATTTCCGAGCTAATTCGGATTTGTTTCCGAGTGTCGGATTTATTTCCGAGTTCATTCGGATCTATTTCCGAGTTAGATTTTGTAAATTCATTCCAAGTTTTGCCTTTCTCGGTTAGCTTAATTAAGTCTTTTTCACCTTGTTTTTGATATGAAATTAATTCTTTTTTGGCTAACTCAACAAAGTGACGGTAAACCGTGTCAGTTTTTGAATAAAACAAAGGCAATTCTTCAATAACTCGATTTCTTGAAACCCAGTAGAACACTTGACCGTCAATGGTTACATCTTTGGCCCAAGAAGATGATTGATTGAGTAAGTCAAACAACGCTGCTTGGTTGGCATTTAAACCCCATTCAATAGCTTTTTGGTTGTTTATGTGTGTGTTAAATCTCATATCTCTAACCCATCAATCACCAATCTTAATGCTGTTATGTACTCTTCTTCGCTTAAATCTAATGCTTTCAATCTTGCTTTGATGTTCTCGTAAGCTTTCCATTTTTCCTGTTCAATCAAGCCGCTTATAAATTCGCTCATTTCGTTCATATCAAGCCACCAATCTGTATTCAGCAACGCATTTGCCGCTAGGTACTACAATCATTCGTCTTTCGATTTTGTGCCCCTGTTGTTTTAGGTCATAAATTCTTGCCCCAAGACGTAGGCAGTTAAAACGTTTTTCCGCATCTAAGTGAGTTAAGCGGTCGCCTTGTTGTAAGGCTTTGAGAATTAACGCTTTTTGAGTTTTACTTGAACTTTCATTTGCGTTTTCATTAAATTTAGGTGATAATTTAGTCATCTTTTGAAGTCCTCCGACTGATAAAGGTTTACATACGACATAATCAAAGCCTCTGTTCCCGCAGGGGCTTTTTTTGTCGCCTAATTTCTAGCTAATAAACTAGAAAACTCTTTTGAAAACATTTCCGCTTTTACCTTTCCATTGGTTGCTTTTTCGATTTTCAAAGCATTTTCCAAAGAGATTGAGCCACCATTAAGCCATTTACTAACAGCGTTTTGGCTAACTCCACAGGCTGCGGCTAATGCTTGTTGAGATTTGAAAATCTTGATAGCTTTCAAAATTGCCTTGTTCATCAATAGCCCTCTGTTTTGTTTAATTTAACTTATGGCTATATTTTATAGCTTTAGTTTTTATTTGTAAATAGCTAAAACACAAAAAGTTGTTTGATTTTTTAAAACTTTAGTTTTAGACTTCACGCAATCCTCAACAAATAACAGGAGTACAAAAATGAAAACTCTAGGCGAACGTGTAAAAGCTAGACGAATGGAGCTTGGTATTACTCAAAAGGAACTTGGGGATCTAGTTGGAATTAGTCAGAACTCAATTACTAAAATTGAAAATGGCGGAAATACAATACATATAGCGAAACTTGCCTCTGCTCTTGGTGTTAGCGTTGCTTGGTTAAGCACTGGCACTGGCGACCGTGATTATGATGTTGTAGAAAGTAGCGGTCTTGATAAACAGCTTATAAGCAGTGAGCCTGATTTATTACACAAGCATCGCATTGATTACTATGATGTAAGAGCGGCAGCAGGATTGAACGGATTTGAAAATTCTGATTACCCTGAAATAATCTCTAGTCTATTTTTGACAGATGAAGGAATTTCTCAATTAGTGGGTAAGAAGTCGGCAGATGGAATTTGCCTTGTAAACGTGCCAACAGATTCAATGGAGCCGACAATTAGAAAGGGCGACATCGTGTTCCTTGACACTAAAGTAAATGCTTATAGCGGTGACGGCATCTATGCTTTTGCCATTGATGGATCACTGTTTATTAAACGTATCCAAAAGCTAGTTGGCGGCGGATATAGATTACACTCTGACAACAAAGAGAATTACGATCCGCAAGATATATCAGAAGATATTTGCCAAAGTGCTAATTTTATCGGTAGATTTATCCGCACCATTCATATTGAGGCGGTCAATCTATAACTCTTACGATATGCCAAACAATCAAATAAAAATGCGCAGCTATAACACAGACGAGTACGACAACAAAGTATCTGTAATTAGTAAGGTGTTTTTGTACTCGGTGTTGTTGTAGCGGTTGAGTATAGAGGTTATTTATAACTGATTTGATAGCTAACAAAGGGGTTAAAATGGCAAATAAAATAGTAAATAAAATAGTAAATAAAATAGATACAAATGAAAGAACAGAACAAATTAAAAAACTATTAATTTCTGAACAAGAAGGTATTTCGCCAAATGAACAAATCATAAATGATTTGATTGAAGGAAAAATCAAATTACTTAGCGCAAAGGACATCTATACACGCTTGAATATTTCGAGTGGCGAGTTTGAGCAACTCGTTAAGAATAGCGATCCAACGTATAGTCTGCACGAGAGAAATAAAATTGATGCTATTACAGATAGCTTGATTGGAAAAGGCTTGGTTAAGGCTATTTCACGGACAGAAATACAGTATAAATACAGCTTCCCAAAACCGGACCTTTACATAGCAGGAAAAGCGAGATGGTCGCCTGACACATTAAAGCGATGTGTTTTAGAAAAGGGAAAAAAAAAAAGTGGGGGGTTTTCCCCCCGCCATTCTACCTAGGGGCTGAAACCCTAGGCGCCGTTTACAAAGGTTAGTGGCTTATACATCCACGCCTTCGGACCCATTGTCAGTAGCGATATATTACAACAGGATACGTTATGTTGCAAGACCATATTAACAATATTTCTCTTAGTCGCCTTTCCACTTACCTTGATCATTTTTACTTAGGTGACCCAAATAAATTACCTGAGGCCGTTGCGCTTTACACAGCTATACAACATCGTTCGGGAATTTTCTTTTCTCTTATCCAAGAAATTGAGGTTGCTATGCGCAATGCCATAGCTGATTGCCTGCGACAACATAGCCCAAATCATGATTTGTTCGCATATTTTCATTTTTTGGCAAACGATGCGCAAAGCCCACTATCAAATAAAGGAAAAAGGCAACTAAAGATAAGCATGGCAAATACCAAAAATGAAAATGATATTATTGCCAATATCACATTTGGATTTTGGGTTAATCTGCTAAATACTCAAGATCCAGCAATGAAAAAAGCATTCAACCAATTATTCTCCAAAGCATTTCCGAATTTCCAAGATATGTATTTCCAATTAAAGCAAGTTCATACATTCCGCAACGATCTGTATCATCAGGACAAGGCATGGAATAGAAAAAAAGTAAAGAAACCAGAACACATACTGGCGGATTATCATAAAACCTATCAGCAGTTCGAGCGTCTCTTATCTAAAATCGCCCCTCATAGACTTCAATTACGCAGCAATGCGGCTCTAAATAAGCATTATCTTCAACTGAATTTTGATATTAGCTTATTTGATGAAAAAATAAAGAAGCACAAAAAAAACATAAAACCCCCCCCGCCCCCCCCCCCCGGGGGGGGGTTTTCTTTTGCCTAAAAATCGCAAAAACAACCACAAAAACACAATTTACACATCAAAAACACTTCTTTTCACCCGTCAACTGATTAAAAAATAAGCAAACAAACAAATTTTTGCGAAATTTATCATCAACAAAAACAACCACTTAAACAAAAAGCTATATATTTTTAATAAAAAATACAACTTAGGCTATTTACATAATAAAACTTTAGCTATATCATACACCCATCAAAACGAGATACACATGGTGAACAAAATGATTGAGATTTTAAACTTTAAAAAAGGAATTAGTGATAAAGCTCCAAATGGTTGTGATTTTGTAGTTGATGAGCTTGTTACTTACACAAATAAAAACGGAGTTAAGTTTGGTCCATACAAAATTATCGGTTTTGCCAAAGGTGTTAAAGATGTGGAGTCAGAAAGATTTATCCACTTAAACAATGAATGTTATTGGTTTCCTGTGAAGTTAGAAGAAATCAAAAAATTATAAAGTTTTTACTAAGCTCATCACGGTGGGCTTGAATAAAAATTTTAAATCGCTCTTTAAAAATCAGATTAAAAGAAGTTTACTCATAACGGCATTATGCGGTCGTGTAGATTAAAAGCCCTACCCTACATAATGAGAGTAAACGGAATACCCACTGAAAGATGAGACCAGTGAAAAACTGACAGTTACAGAAAGTCTAGTCGCAGTGGGGAAATATCTCAAAGCACATTTGAAGTACAGAGACACAGAGGCTTGTGAAACCTCTGCGAATGATAGAGGGAAGTGTGCTTTGAAATGGCAATAAGGAAACTAAGGAGCAATGCAATGATAAATCCAACAATTACAATCTCTCAAAATGAATATGAGTATCTTGTTGAGCAAGCAAAGATAGTTAAATTTATTGAGCATTACAAGCCATCAATATGTAATGACGGCGAATTCGGAACTTATGAAATGGTAGTAGGGAGCGATGGATTAATTACTACGGTTAGATATGGCACGCTGTCAGAATGTGTTAAATGCGCAATTGAAGATATCCGAGCTATGCAGTCTGTTTACTGGGTTGGAGAGGAAACAGAAATTTATGCTGGAAACTCCCTCGAAGAAATTCTCAATGAATTCTTTAGTGAAGGTGACCGCAAAGAAATTTTAAAAGATAGCCTTTATGGAGAGGTTGATTTAAACCAAAAATACCCAATCAAGGAAGACTCAAACTCTATTGCAATAGAAAAAACAATTAAAGAATTGTTAGAAGAAATGGTTACTTTCCCGGATGTGGTTTTAACATCTTACGATTAGCCGAGCATGAGGGCTTAAAACTTATGCCTTGAAATGGCTCTTTGTTGAGTTGGTTGTGGAAACCAACACCCTATACACAGATATAGAATTAGTTAATGCAACTTTGGAAAATGACGCAAGGGTTCAAATCCCGAAAGAGCCTCCATCTCAATCCGCTTTCAAATAGCGAATTAAAGCTCAATCTTCTTGAATAATTGATTGAACGAGAGCGGATTTAGCTGGAAACAGCATTAGTCATAATTAAAAAAATATCATTTAGTTTATTTAAGCCCTCTAGCAGCTTTCATACTTTGGCTCTAGAGGGATTTTTTTAACTAACATTTCTTAACTACGAGGTAAAAACTATGAACAAGCTAATCAATTTTTTTAAAACAGCTGCTTACGTAATTGCAACAATTCTTTCAATCTGTTTGGTTGCTATGACAATGCTAACCGCACTTGCAACACAAGCAAGCGAACCAACAGCACTAGAACGTGAGCAAGCAAGAATTCAATGGATTGCCGAACACGGGCAATATCAACCAAATCTAACCGAGCCAGCCAAACAAGAGGCTTTAGCTTATACAGAACAAAAACAAAAGGAATTAGATTATGAGAAAGGCAAAAACAGAAATTAAGATTGAGCCTTATCCGAAAGGTGGTTGGTATGTTGTTGAGCGAGTGAATAATAAAGTTTGGTGGAAATCGTCAAATTATCAATCTTTAGAGCTTGCTGAAACAAGAAAAAAAGAGCGTGAAGAGCTAAAAACTAATATGGCTAAATTGCTTAATAAAAATCTCTCTAAGAGAGAGATTGTTAGAAGTGGATTAGCTGCTAACCCTAGAGTTCAACAGCGAGAATTTAACGCTAGACAACGCTATTTGGCATTATTTGATGAGTATAGCAAACAGCGTAAAAAACAACATAAAAGCAAACGAAAAAATGAATTCAAGCTATCTGATATTCGTGAATTGTTTGGTATGCAGGCAACAACCGTTGATCGAGCTATTAGCAATGGGCAAATAAAATCAACAATAGGCAAAACCTTATCAAAAGGTCGCTGGGTTAGATTGTTTAGCTATGATGACATTAAGCTCTACTTTGAATACTTAAGAGGATTACAAAATGGAAAGCCAACAAGCACAATGGGAACGCAAAACGTTCAATGATTGGGATAAGCAGTGCAGCAAAGAAGATGACTACAATCGAGCGATAGAAATGGAAATAGAGGCAATCAAAGAAGATATTGCTAACAACGATAGCGATGCATTATGTGCGTTTAGCGAAAAGATGTTTGATGATGACGAATTTCTGAAAGCGGTCGCACTTGGTACTGACTATGAAGAAATGCGAATTAAAATCTTGACCGCTATGGCAGAAGATAGATTAGAACAGTTAGAAAAGGATTATAGAAATGGATACATCCTTAATGATTAACCGAAAAGAAAATGACCGCTCCGCTAGTAAAGAACGAGAGCAAAAACTTAATGAATTTCAAGATTGGCTAATGAGTGGAATTATCGACCCACAAAGAGCAAAGGAAATCATTGAGCTTTATTACAAAGAAATGCCATTTTAGGTGAACAAAATGAAAATCTATATCGACATTGAAACAATCCCAACACAAAACAAAGAACATCAAGATTTTGTGTGTGAAAACCTTAAACCGCCAGCTAATTACAAGAATGAAGAAACGATTAACAAATGGCTTGAAGAAAACAAAGAGCTTGCAGTTAATAAGACTTCTTTAGACGGTGCGTTTGGTGAAGTTGTAGTGATTAGTGCGGCAATCAACGATGATGAAGTCGTTACTTTTTATCGTAAAGATTGGCAAGTTAAAGACCGTGAGAAAGACATTCTGACACGATTTAATAACTGGCTAAAAGAGCAAGCTAACCGATGTAAAACCGTTCCAGTATTTATTGGGCATAACGTAACTAGTTTTGACGGATTATTCTTGTGGCAACGCTACATTATCAATGGCGTAAAGCCATATTACAAAATGGATAAACGAAACACCTACGACACGATGTGGGAATGGTGCGGATATAACCGAGAATCGAAACCTAGCCTTAATAAGCTATGCCAAGTGCTTAATATCGAACAAAAAGGCGATATTGATGGTTCTAAGGTGTGGCAAGCGGTGCAAGGTGGTCGTATTGATGAAGTCGCTGAGTATTGTGCCAAAGATGTTGAGCGAGTACGAGCGATTTATAAACGAATGAATTTTGAGGTGTAGAAATGGCTGATAAAAAACAATCGTTACAGCGTAGAGCGTGGGATTTATTGAGTGCGATTAATGTTAATGATAAAACAGAAACAAAAGGCACTGGAAAATATGCTCTAACCTACCTTTCTTGGGCTTGGGCTTGGGGTGTGCTTATGGAGCATTTTCCCGAAAGCGTTTACGAAATTCACCAAGACAGAATTCTACCAGATGAATCTGTGATGGTATCTGTAACGCTAACAATCAAAGACGGTGATGAGCAGTTTAGTCGTTTTATGTGGTTGCCAGTAATGGATCACTTGAACAAGTCCATTAAAAACCCAACCGCTACGGATATTAATAAGGCGATTATGCGATGCCTTGCGAAAACAATCGCAATGTGTGGCCTTGGGCATTACATTTACGCAGGCGAAGATTTGCCAGTGAGTGAAGAAACCCCAAAGACAAAATCACAAGAACCCTCTCAAAAATCAACCCAGCAGAATGTGAATTCTACTCAAGATAAATCAATCTTGGATAAGTTAAAAACTGGTTTGAAAGAGTGCGGAAACAAGAAAGAACTTGAAGAACGCTACGCAAAACAAATGCCGTGGATTGAAACAAATCACCCAGATTTAATCGATGAATACAATTCTTTCTACGATATTTGTGTCAATAATTTAAAAGCATAAGGAAATAATAGAATGGCTAGTTTAAATAAATGCCTATTTATCGGCAACCTAACCGCAGACCCTGAAATTAGAACAATGCCTAATGGTGAGCAAGTGGCTAACTTCACCATTGCTTTAAATGAACATTACAAAGCAAAAGACGGAAACGTTGTAGAAAATGTTGAGTATGTTCGCATTGTACTCTACCGCAGATTAGCGGAAATCGCAGGTCAATATCTTACCAAAGGTTCACAAGTCTATATTGAGGGGCGCTTAAAAACTCGCAAATGGCAAGATAGCAACGGACAAGACCGTTACACTACAGAAATTCAAGGCGATAACTTACAGATGTTAGGCGGTCGCCAAGATGAACTGAAACAAGCGAAAGCAAGCAAAGCTAAACCAAATCCATTAAGTGCAATGGCTGAACAAGGTGATAGCTTTGACGATAACATCCCATTCTAGGAGTTGGTTATGAGTAAATTTATTAAATTGACAAATTTTAGAGCTGGTGACGGTGATTTAATTGTAAATGTAGATTTAATTAGAACTGTAACATCAG